CACAACGTGGTCTATTGCACTTTCGTGCAGGTGATCTGACGTGAGAACTGTCTGATCAGTAAGGACCGAAAGGGTTATAAACTATCAAAGATAGTAGGTATGCCCCAGGGCTCGATACTAGGTAATACATGCTTATTAAATTAATAAACTATGAAATTAAATATTTTAAAAATATCAAAATCACTGGTATTACGGAAAGTATACCCGTCAATTCCTTTACTCTCACCTTTGTCAACTAAAGTTGATAACGGAAAAGTAAGGGTAACGAAGAAAGGAATGATAGATGGAAAATTTCATCTGTACAAACCGATCTTTAAGGTAGGTACACCAGAGTATTCTGGTGAACAAATAGAAACCTTTATCAATGGAATTATTGGTACTCATAATTCTTTTATAAAGAATTTGGGTATCAAATTCGGGACGGAGCACTATAAGAAAATTTGCTTATATTGCATCCTCCTGTGTGAGAAAAGGGAAAGCATTGAATCCCCTTCTCGTGTTTCCATTGGAAAGACAGATAAATGGCCAAATTGCTTTGGCTATTTACGTCCGATCTACAGGGTAGTTATCAATGATACTATCGATGCAGATAGAAGGGCTGCGAATTTGCAGCTCCTTCACACTTTATTTAAATTAAATAAGGTATGTGAAGGATTCTCCGAGCTTGATATTGAAAATATCAAGTCGACCTTTGAGTTACCGCGGGAACTTGAGTTAGAGTTTACCGAGTACCTTAAGAAAGAGTTAGGAGATAACTCTGCTAATAACCTTAAAAAGTTAAAAGCGAGTCCATCCTTCGGAAGTAGCAACGGTCCAAATGGTGTCCCAAAGATGCAATCAGCATCAATGGAGGCCCATGAGATGATTAACAGTTCACTGTTTGAGCCCTTCAAGGCCTACTGTGAATTAACTGGAAATCAACCTCTTATCGATTATATGGAGACTCAATCTGAGTCTTACATTGATAAGGGAACCAAAGATAAGTGCGTATTACGTAAATTATCTGCTATTCCTGACGCAGGAAACAAGTCTCGAGTAATCGCTATATGCGATTTCTGGACTCAATCCCTGTTATCGCAACTGGAGAAGGTAGAGGAAACCCACATGAATCAAAGATTCGGTGAGTTTTCAAGTTATTACTCACACTCTCTCGGCTTTAATAAAGTCAAGGAGGTATGTAATACGAATTGGAGGTCCATTGACGCATCGTCGTGGACCGACAATTTTCCTTCTCGTCTGCAATATCTGTACCTTAAAGTAAGGTATGGAAAACCATTAGCATACGCTTGGCGATGCTTGGCTGCAGATTGCTTGTGGCAGATTGGGACCTCATCACTTACCGTTAAATACGGTAAGGGACAGGGTATGGGGACTAGAGGATCTTTCATCATTGCATCTGTAACTGATCATTACTGGTTACAGTTTATGTCAATGAAGCACTATAAAAGAATAGTGCCCTACCAAAAGGTAGGGGATGATCTAGTTATAGAGGACAAAGACAATGTCTTCACTTCCTTCTATAACTCTATCGGTGTCCCAGTCAACACTTCAAAATCGAAGATGCTAACCCCCGGGGGCCATTATGTCGAGTATGTTTCTAGACAACTTTGGAATAGGAGAGATGTCTCTCCTATCTCGCCAAGGTTGGTTAATAAAACTAGACGACAACCTTTCTTAACATATATGTTA